AGTCCCTGATCGAACATCCCGTTGTACCCACAGGCGAAGCAGTGCGGTGCGGGAGGAGGCCCACGACGGGCCTCGGCTCCGGTGCGGGAGAAGTACTGGTCGCTGCCGCACTCCGGGCAGGGGTGAGGATCGACCTGGTGCGCCTTGCCGCCATGCCACTGCTGCATCTGCTCCCACAGGTTGCCGATGGTGGTCGGCACCGGCTGCTGCGGGATGTAGCCAGGCGGGGGACGCTGCTGTTGCTGCGGGTAGTACGCCTGCCTCTGCTGCGGGTACTGCTGTTGCTGCTGGGGCGCAGGGGTCTGCCGTGCGCGAGCAACTCGACGTTGGTACCAGCCGTCGCTCATCCCGTCAGCACTTCAGCGAGGAAGGAGATGAACGCACCAGAGATCCCGTCCCGAAGCTCCTGCTCTGAGGCAGCCGAGGAGAGAGAAGACACAAGACGATCAGCGTAGTCGTCAGCCAGGACGACGACCCGCTCAGTCACGGTGGTGAGAACTCCCGTAGGCACATCCATCACAGTAACACACCATTCTGGGGCTACTTGCCCTTCGCTGAGGCCCAGGTGTACCCGGCCTTGGATGAAACTATAAGGGGGATCTCCTGCCCCAAGATGGGATGACTGTCAGAGTCGAGGACGCCCGTCATCGTCTCGGTGACTATGGGCATGACCGTATCGAGGTATGCCTCCTCGACCTGGATGACTATCTCGTCGTGGACCTGGACGAGCATGTGTGCGGGGTAGGGCTGGAGCCTGGTGTGGAGGTCGATCATCGCCAGCTTGGTGATGTTGCTAGCAAAGCCCTGGACCACGGCGTTGATCGCCTGGCGCTCGGCTCGGTAGCGGAGGTAGCGGTCATCCTGCTGGAAGCGATAGAGATCAGGGAGCCTGCGTAACCGGCCTATCGGCGGGATCGTCACGTACGGGGGCTTGCGGAGCGGCTCAGTCTTCACACCCGTCTTCATGGCCGCAGCCAGGACTTTCGCCTTCCATGGTTCCAGCCTGGAGAAGGTGGCGTAGTAACGATCAAGGAACCGCTGGCCCCGCTGCTTGGTGGTCTTGGCCACCCTGGCGATGCGCTCGGCCCCGGCCCCATATCCGGTGGCGAAGTTGAGGGTCTTACCAACGTCTCGTTGGACGCCAGTGACCGCCTCGATGGCGACCCGCATCGCCACCGCTGCCGCCTCCCGGTGGATGTCCCGGCCCTCCTTGAAGATGGAGATCATCGTGCGCTCGTCAGCCAGCAGGGCAAGACAGCGCAGTTCGATCTGGTCGTAGTCGGCCACGATCAGGACGTGACCGGGACCGGCAACGAACAGGTCACGGATCACCGTGCCCCGTGGTAGCTGCTGGAGGTTGGGCTTGACCGAAACCAGTCGACCAGTGACCGTACGGTGCTGCGCGAAGGACGTGTGGATCGTCGGCAACTCATCGCCGTGGGGGTGGAGCATGCTGGTGATGCCCTCCACGAAGGTGCCCCGCAGCTTCTCGTACTCGGACCACTGGAGCATGAGGGAGGCCATCTCGTTGCCCCTGCCCTCATAGATCTCCAGCACCGCCTGGGTGACCTGGGGCACCTTCTCCTTGGGCGTGCGGCTGATCACCTTTAGGTGCTGGGACTCCAACGGCTTGGTCCTCAGCGTCCTGCCAGACTCGGAATCGATGGGGAACGAGGGCGTGCCCTCACCGAACAGCACCCACCGCTTGGCGTCGTAGTCGGACATCGAGAACTCGCCCCCGGCAAGCTGGGCGCACGCCTCGGAGATGCCTTGCAGCTTGCCCTCCAACTCCTTACGCACGGCGTCCATGGCTGACAGGTCGACGGGGAAGCCACGGTGTTCGATGTCCATCAGCACCGGGTAGACCGCCATCTCGAACTCGTAGACCGCCTCCAACCCCTTGGCCTGGAGCCTGGGATACCAGTGTTTGAACTGATACCAGCAGTAACGGAGATCCTTGGCGAGGTACCGGGCCACCTCATCGAGGCCGAACTTGCCGACCCCGATCTTGCCGATGTTGGGGTAGAACCGCTTGCGATCCTCCTTGGGGATGGAGAACCAGGCGAACGTCAACTCCTTCAGGCTGTAGTCGGAGAGGTTCTCGTTGAGGACGTGGCGCAGGATGACGGTGTCGTGGTACGGACCCGGTGGTATCTCACCACCGTAGTACTTGGCGAAGGAGAGGATGTCGAACTTGACGTTGTGCCCAAGCTTGGGGATGTCGCTGAAGAGGAGAGGACGCAGTAGCCGACACAGTTCGTCGGGATACACCTGTTTGGGCCGAGGGTGGTAGGTGGTCGGCACCTTCACGTTCTCGTTGGCGTTGCGTAGCTTGCCGCCAGGCGTCAGCGTCTTGGGGTGGCCGACCGGGTAGATGTCGTGGACCGAACGCTTCTCGGTGTGCTCCCGCACCAGCACCGCACCCTTGGGGTGGTCGCAGGGGATGAGGAAGTTCTTTCCTGCTGTGCCCAGGCCCACCCACATCAGGGCGTTGGACTGTGGTCGCTCCGAGTCCGTCTCGATGTCGAGGACGAACATGTCGGAGCGCATGACTTCAGCGACGGCAGCTTCCACCTCGCCAGCCGTCAGGAGGACGTGCGGTACCCGCGCACGTCCTCCCGACTCTCCCCCCGTGCTCACTCGTAGTCGTCCACCATCTCTTCGGCCAACTCCCGCAGGTCTTTCATCGACGTGATCTTGATGATGTCCTCGGTGTACATGTCGATGGCGTTGAGTGCGGCGTCGGTCGGCACCGGCACGTCGTAGTCCTCGGCCAGAGAGGTCGCCCTGACCGGAGACATGTTGGTCTGCGACTGCTGCTGCTTGCCCGTCTTGGTGACGTGGTAGAAGTTCTTCGTCAACGGCCCGATCTTGACGTTGTCGGCGTAGGTCTTGGCGAGGTTGTAGACCTTGGCGCCCATGTCCCACGACTTCAGGGCCAAGCTGCCGTCCTCGGCACAGATGACGATGTTGAAGCACGACACAGCCTGCGGCTTGTCACCCACGTCGCACAGCGGGCACTCCTTGGGCTTGCCGTTGTCCCCCGTGAAGGACTTCATACAGGTGTACGGGCGCCGGGTCTTGACTGGCCTGCCGCCCTCGTCCTGAAGGGTCTGGTCGATCCAGTGCCGCTTGAACCCAGCGTACGGATCGTCCTCCAAGAACTTGATGATGCAGCCCCGCTCGTCAGGCTTGAACGCCTGGGCGTAAGTGGACGTGGAGTCCATCTGCTTCTGGGCCTCGCCCCAACCTCGCTTGACCCGCAGCCCCTCATTGGGAGCCGCCTTCAGGCGGGGAGCGGGATCCTCGTCGCCGTCATCTTCGGCGGGGACTGGTTGCCGGATCACGGCACGCTTCGTCGGCATGGTGACTGTCTGCTTTCGTTGAGATACTGGCTACTGGCTTTGGTTCTCGCCTTGAAGTTCTCGGAACATCTTGGCGACATCCTGTGCGAAGGCTGGCGTCGGTGGGTTCCTGATCCCCTTGGCGTTGGGGAGGATCACCTTGTGCTTCTTCGCCAGACGCAAGATACCAGTGATGGCATCGTGTGTCCAGAGGCGACGGCCTTTATTCGACCGTCCGTTGGCGACCGGTTTCTTCGTCCGGGGTGAGCGGAACGGAGCCGGTGGCATCAGCCGCGCCGCCTCCCAGGCACGGATCGACTGCTGGCTGTAGCCCAGAGCCTTAGACAGGTGGGAGATGGTGTAGAACTCCCGCCGCTCGCCACCCACCTTGTAGAACGCTGGTCTGGCATCCCACACCACTGGCTCCGATGGTGCGGTGCTCTTGTCACGGTTGACCGGCTTGCGTCGGCCGGGGTAGTCGAGGTCAGCGAAGCGCTCTTCGATGGCGGCATCACTCATGGTGGTGGCCTTCTTCCAACATGTGTAGCTCGGCCAACGTGTCGATGCGTTCGGCCAAACGATGCGCCAGCGACCTGCACATGTCGGACACCTCGGGGAAGACCTCCTCAGCAATCACCTTGGCGATGGCCGGGTCGTAGCGGATGTCCGGGCACAGTCCTGCCTCCAGGAAGTGCATGGCGTTGATGGTCACGGTGTGGGCGAAGCCGTCCACCTCCTGTTCCCACACCTCGTCGGGCATCTTGTGGATGGGGAAGTCGTCGTCGTCACTCACTCTGCACCTTCTCCAGGAACTCTCGGGTCGCCTCGCGCCACTCCACCAAGGGCAGGACACACCGTACGGGGACCAAACCGCTAGGCCACAGCGATGCGACGACCGACTCGAACACGTCGTCGTAGTGCCACGACGGGTTGATAGGCACCTTTGCCTTCTTCGGTGCAACAGCCGGGTACATCGCCGGTACCCCGTGCTGGTTCTTGCGGTGGTTGCCGAGAGCACCGGGAGACTTGTACTCCTTGCCGCACTCCGGGCAGTTGACCGGAGGCTTGTGGGAGATTTGGTGCCCCTGTAGGCCCAGACGCGAGGGGTAGACCTTGTCGCACCCCGGCTCGGGACAGGGGAACTCGGCCTTGAAGTCGTTGGGCACGACCTCGGGCTGGTCTATCGGTAGCTGTGGTATGTCACTCATCTGCGCTTGCTCCTTGCTTCTTGCATGCGTTGCATCAGGAGCAACACCCTGAACTCATCCCTGGTCGGGCGCTCACCCTTGGGGTAGCGGTAGTGGTCCGGGTAGGCGTAGCTGCGGGACACCAGGTTGCCGTAGGTGCCGATCACGTCACGCCGCTCGGTGCCACACCGCTCGCAGCGCAGCGTCAGCGGCGTGCCCATGCGGGTGGTCCAGTTGCTGTCGTAGTCGAACCACGAATGGCCCATCGTGCCGCACCTGACGAAGCCCATCCGTTCGTGTGCGATGGTCGGCACGAAGGGTGTCGTCAAGTCCGAGGCGTAGTCCAGGGTCATGTTGCTCCTATGTGTGGGACGAGTGAGATACTAGCGCACGAAGTACTTGCTAGCAACTCTAGTAGCTCTGTCGATCTGGGTAGTCCGTCGCCTCACGGTTGATCCGGTTGAGCAGCGACTTCATCTCCGCCGCCGACACCTTGGGGTCTTCCTCCACCTCCCGGTTGGCCCGGAACTTCAACCAGGCCATCGGGATCACGCCGACCAGGATGATGATCAGCAGGATGAGCAGGCGACCGAGGGTGTCGCCACTCACTCCCCGTCGCCTTCGACCAAGTAGAAGGCGTACGTCGGGGGCGACGTGTCGTACAGCTTGGCGAGATCCTCGTCACTGATCTTCTCATCGAAGTTCAGAGCGAGGATGGCGTCCTCGTTGAGCACCGTGACCGTCGTGGTACAGGCGTCGAGCAGCTTGCGCTTGGCCAGGTAGGCCATCGTCCGCTCCTCGTTGAGGTTGGTCTGACCAGACCGCTCCACACGACGGATGCCGGTGACCTCCGACTCCTTCATCTTGCCCGCCTTGTAGGAGTGGAAGACCACCGGCTCGTTGAGCATGAGGATGCGGTGCCCACCCTCCTGGAGCACGCCCTGCTCTTCCAGCAGCGCCATGAAGCGCCGCTTGTAGGTGTCCTCCTGGTAACCCGACCGCTCACGGGTGGAGCGGTTGAGGAGGTAGTCGGCCACCTGGGCGTCGAGATCCTCGGTCGTTTCCTTCTTGCGCCTGACTTGTCGTGCAACCATGCAAGTAACTATAGCCCTTTAGTGAGGTGTTGTGTTACGCCGATCCCATTCTCGCATCGCTGCCCCCTGCTGATCGAGGTAGGCGATCTGAGTGGGGCAGTCATCATGAGGGCAGCCGAGGATGATGTACCCGTGTATGCACCGTTCT